GGTCCCAATGCCGAGACTTTCGCCTCAGACTGAAACCGGTGGTGATACTTTCCTTTTCGCGCTGTGCGGGCAGGTGACGCCATGAAGGATAGCACCCTCGCAATTCGGTTTCTGGAGACGCTGGAGGTTCCGCAAGGCCCAAAGGCGGGGCGCAAGTTGAAACTGGCACCCTTTCAAAAGCGGTTCGTTCGGGGCGCTCTGGACAAGAGCGTCAACACCGGCGTTCTGTCTGTCGGGCGTGGCGCGGGCAAGTCGGCCCTGTCGGCTGGTCTGGCGCTTGGGTCATTGCTGGGGGAATGGGACGATCAGCCGTCGCGTGAGGTTCTCATTGCGGCGCGGACGCGAGATCAGGCGCGGATTGCGTGGGACTTTGCGGCGCAGTTCGCCATGGGCTTGCCCGAGGATATTCAGGAGCGGTTGACGTTCCGGCGTTCCCCGCGTCTGGAGATTGAGTTCGAGGACGAGCGCGGCAGTCATTTCCTGCGCGCCATTGCGGCAGAGGGGCGCAACGCTCTGGGCACTGCCCCCACACTGGTCTTGATGGACGAGCGCGGGCACTGGCCAGCGGATCGGGGCGACGATCTGGAGCACGCTTTGCTGTCGGGCTTGGGCAAGCGCGGTGGCCGGTGCCTGATTATCAGCACATCGGCCCCGGATGATAGCCACCCGTTTTCGGTTTGGTTGGACGAGGAACAAGAGGGCGTTTACCGGCAAGAGCATAGGCCACCCCCCGGCTTGCCTGCGGATGATCTGGAAAGCCTGAAACAGGCCAACCCCGGCGCGGTGGCGGGCATCGGTTCATCGCTGGAATGGCTGCAAGGTCAGGCGCGGCGGGCCATAGCGCGGGGCGGTTCGACCCTGACGAGCTTTCGCCTGTATAACCGAAACGAGCGTGTGAGCGGCGAAACCCGCGACCTGTTGCTGACGGTTGACGAGTGGTTGAATTGCGAGGCGTCGGAGCCACCCCCGCGCGAGGGGCAATGCGTGATCGGCATCGACCTGGGCGGCAGTGCCAGCATGAGCGCGGCGAGCTTCTACTGGCCGACCAGCGGGCGCTTGGAATGTCTGGGCACCTTCCCCAGCACCCCGTCGCTGGCAGATCGTGGCGCGTCGGATGGCGTGTCGGGCCGGTATGTCGAGATGAGCGAGCGCGGCGAGCTTTCCACCCTTGGCGAAAAGACAGTGCCGGTTGCGGCATGGCTGGGCGAGGTGATGCGCCACGTCGAGGGCGAGCACGTCGCGGCCCTGATCATGGACCGATACAAACAGGCCGAGCTTGCCGAGGCTATCGAGAAGGCCGGTATCCATGCCCCTCTGGTCTGGCGCGGCATGGGTTTCAAGGATGGCGGCGAGGATGCGGAGCGATTCCGGCGCGCGGCCTATGACGGCAAGGTCAGGACGGCCCCGTCGCTGTTGCTGCGTTCTGCGTTCGCGGATGCGGTCTGTCTCAGAGACCCGGCCAACAACATCAAGATTGCGAAGGCCCGGAGCAAGGGCCGGATTGACGCGGCATCGGCCACCGTTCTGGCCGTGGCCGAGGGGCAGCGGATCATGTCGCGCCCCACCAGACAAGCGAGGATGGCATGGGCATGACACGGGCTATCGGTTCGGCGCTGGACCGGCAGATACAATTTCAGCGGGCGACGAAAACCCCTGACGGGTTCGGCGGGTTCGTCTGGAGCTGGTCAGATTACGGCGATGTGATCCCGGCGCTGCGGCAGGATGTGCGCGACCGTGAGACCATGGAAGCGGGCGTGTTTCGTGAGCGGTCCCTGATCCGGTTTCAGGTGCGCAGTTCCGAGTTCACGCGGGGCATCACGGCAGATGACCGGATCGAGCACGAGGGCCAGCTCTGGGGCATCGTCGGCATAAAGGAGCCGATGGCAGGCCAGCGGCGGCAGTTGCTGGAGATCACCGTCGAGGGGCCATTGCTATGACCAAGCGACCGGGCAGATGGGCGCTTGTGCGCAGGGAATGGCAGGCGGTGCGGCACGCGGTGCTGGAGCGTGACAACTGGCAATGCCAGCACTGTGGCGCGCGGCGTCGGCTGGAGGTTCACCATGTCAAGCGCGTGGCCGATCACCCCGAGCTGGCGTTTACCCCGTCGAATTGTCTCACCCTGTGCGGTCCCTGCCACACCAAGGAAACCAACAAGGAATTGGGGCGCGTCCCTGATCCGAAGCGCCAAGCGTGGCGCGAAGCGGTGGCCGAGCTGGCCACGAAACCGATCGAGCGAAAAGGAGAAATCAATGCTTGATTCAGTGAAGATCCAGCGTCGGCAGTCGGAAATCCGGCAGGCGCTGGCCGAGCTGGCAGGGGCTGAAACCCTTGACCAAGAAACCCGTGGCAAGATGGACGCCATGGATCAGGAATATCAGGACAATGAGCGCAAGTTTCGCGCGGCCCTGATCAATGAGGATGAGCAGCGCCAAGAGGCCAAGGGCGAGTTGGAAACCCGTTCCAGCCGCGAGTGGTCCGAGATGATGGCCGGATTCGAGATGCGCCAAGTTGCGCTCTATCTGGACGAGGGAAAGCAGATCGAGGGCCAGACGGCAGAGATCGTGCAAGAGCTGCGTTCGGCTGGCGGGTTCCGTGGCATCCCGGTTCCTTGGCAGGCGCTGGAGCAACGCGCGGGCGAGACGGTGGCCGGTGGCACCCCTGACCCGATCAGCACCCGCCCGATCATCGACCGGCTTTTCCCCGATAGCATGGCCAGCGCCATGGGGGCGCAGATGATCCAGATCGACCAGGGCGCAGCGGAATGGCCGGTTGTGACCAGTTCCGTCACGGCAGGATGGCAGGCGACCGAGACCGGCAATGTCGCGGGGCCGACCGTCTACGCCACGACCGACCGGGCCATGACCCCGGCCAATACTCTGGGCATCCAGATGAAGATCACCCGGCGCAGCCTGAAACAGTCGGGTTCGGCGCTGGAGCAAGCGGTGCGGCGCGACATGGCAGGCGCTATCGGGCAGGCGGTGGATGCGGCGTCGTTCTCTGGCACCGGGGCCGATGGCCAGCCTTTGGGCGTGATCACCGGGGCCAGCACCTACGGCATCACCGAAACGGCGATTGACGCCACGGCGGGCGTGGCCGCGTTCCGTGAGGCTGTCGCGGCGTTCATGGTGAGCAACGCGGCATCCGGTGGCGGCGCGGTGCGCGGCATGATCCGGCCCGAGCTTTGGAGCTTCCTTGACAGCATCATGTTTGACGGCGGGTCCGGTCTGACCGAATGGGACAAGCTGGCGGCGCTTCTGGGGCAGATCAACACCACGTCCAACGGGCTGGCCGCACCGTCTGGCACCCCCGAGGCCACCACGGCGCTGTTGACCACATCGAGCGGCGGCGTGGCCCCGTTCTTTGTCGGCGCATGGGGCGCGGTGGACGTGATCCGCGATCCGTTCACCGATGCAGCATCGGGCGGGCTGCGGCTGACCGCTTTGGCCACTCTGGACATTACCGTCGCGCGTCCAGTGCAGCTGCGGGTTCTGACCGGTCTGGAGCTGGCATAATGCTCTGGGGCGTAGCATCCGGCGCGCTGGAGCTGCGCCAAGAGGCTGGAGGCGTCCGGTTATCCGGGCGCTTCCCCTACGGCACCGAAACCGAGCTTGTGCCGGGGCGGTTCGAGCTGTTCGAGGCGCGGGCGTTCTCTGGCCGGATCGAGGCGGGCGAGGACGTTCACCTGTTATCGGGCCACGACTTCAACCGGCCCCTTGCCAGTCGGCAGGCGGGTTCTCTGGAGATCAGGGAAACCGATCAGGCGCTGGAGTTCGAGGCGCGCATCGAGGGCGGCACCAGCTGGGCCACCGACTTTCTGGCAGCACACAAGGCGGGGCTGATCCGGGGCTTGTCACCGGGTTTCAGGGTAGCCCCCGGCGGCGAGCAGATCGAGCGGCGCGGTAATGGGCTGTTGCGTCGGATCACCCGCGCGGAGCTGTTCGAGCTGTCCACCGTAACCCGGCCCGCGTTCGAGCAGGCGCAAGTCGAGGCGCGGAGCTGGCAGGCTGATCCGCACCGACAAGCTGTCGGAGCGCACCCCTTTAAACGCTGGAGGCTTTGACATGGGTTTACTGGACATTTTCCGGCGGCGTGATGGACAAGTTGACCAACACGAAACCCGAGCATCGGGCACCGGTTACACGGCGGCGATCATGGCGGCACGGGCCAGCTACATCAGCGGCGGCAGCGACGTGGCCGAGCTGACCAGCGCGGCGCAGACCTGCATCAGCCTCTGGGAGGGCGTGTTCTCTGGCGCTGACGTGGCGGGCACCGATCTACTGGACCGCAACACCATGGCGCTGGTGGCGCGGTCTCTGGCCCTGCGTGGCGAGTTCCTGGGCATCATTGGCGAGCACATCATCCCGGCAAGTGACTGGGACGTGTCCACCCGAGGCGGCAGGCCGGTTGCATACCGGGCCAGCATCCCCGAGGCGGGCGGCGGGCGCACCGTCACGGCGCTGGCTGGCGAGGTTATCCATATCCGTATCGGCAGCGACCCGGTGGCCCCATGGACGGGCACGGCACCCCTGCGGCGCGCGGCGCTGTCGGCCAACCTGTTGCACGAGATCGAGGAGGCGTTGCGGGATACGTTCCGAGACGCGCCAATAGGTTCTCAGGTTCTGCCCCTGCCAGACAGTTCCCCCGAGGATATGGAAGCCATGCGCGGCGCGATCCGGGGCAGGCAAGGCCAGACGTTGATCATCGAAGGCGTGGCGCAGGCGACGGCGGCGGGCATGAATCCCCAGCTGGGCCAGCGGCGTGATGATCTGACACCCGATCTGCAAAAGGCCGAGGCGGCGGCGATCATGGCAGCGGCGCGCGGCGCGGTGGCCGAGGTGTTCGGCGTCCCTGCGGCGTTCTTCAACCCGGCATCAACCGGGCCAGTGTTTCGTGAGGTGCAACGGCACTTGGTGCAATACACCCTGTCCCCCCTTGCGAAGGTAATCAGCGACGAGGCCACGGCCAAGCTGGGCGGCACTGTCCAGATCGACGTGGAAACCCCGGTGCAGGCGTATGACACGGGCGGCAGGGCGCGCGCCATGCAGGGCATCATCAAGGCGCTGGCCGAGGCACAAGAGGCTGGCATCGACCCCGAAAAGGCCATGCGGCTGGTGGGCTGGGAGACAGAATGAAGGAGGCGCAATGTGCCGTTCGATATGTCATATCCGGCCCCCGCGATGACCCGTCGCGAGCGCGACGCGGCGCGGCGTAAGCTGTCAAAGGATCGAGCGGAAACCATCGTCGGGCATCTATGCGCGCTGACCCGCGTTGCCCTGGAGGAAGGGCGCGTCCTGACCCCGCTGGCTTATGAGGGGCTGTTCCGGCGCGTGATCCGGTCAGAGCTATGTTTGCAGGGCTGGAGCTGGAGCGCGGCAGACGACACGGCGCGCGACGTGGTGGCGGTTGTGTTCGCGATCATGCAAGTGAAGCGGCCAAACTGGTATGAGGGGCAGCCGGAATGGACGATAGAGCGCGGTTCCCTGATCGAGCGCACACGCTGCGCAAACTGTGGCCACCCATTGCCCGAGGATAGGCCGAAATTCTGTTCCGACGGTTGCCGCAAAGTTCACGGGCTGCGTCTGTTCCGGCTTCGAGAGGCCAGCGAAGAACAAATGGCCAGCCTTGCCAGCCGGTCGCCGCTATGATGCGCGAGTGTGAGCACTGCGGCGGGCCGATCCCCGATCACCGAAACGCGGATGCGATGTATTGCTGTGTGAAATGCAAAAGCGCGGCCTATTCGGCGGCGATCATGGCGGCGCGGCTGGAGGCCAAGGCGGGGCGGTGGTGCGAGTGGTGCGGCGATACGATCCCCGCGACCAAGAATGCCGGGGCGCGGTTCTGCAATCCCAAATGCCAGCGGGAGGCGCGATACCGGGCCGATATCGAGGCGCGACCCGTCCAGACCTGCGCCGCCTGCGGGACCGGGTTCCGTCCGGTGCGCGACGATGGGCGGCAGAAGTATTGCTCGCACCAGTGCGGGCAGGCCGCCTATCGCACCGGCTACCCGATCAACTGCCACCAGTGCGGAGACGAAATTCAGAACCCCCGGCGCGACCAGAAGTTCTGTGGCAACCGTTGCCAGCAACGATGGCACCGGCGCAGGCGGCAGGCCAAGAGCTGACCCTGCGCGCGCGGGCGCGATCAACCTTGAAGGCTCCAAGGTTGCCCCGGCAACGAGCTGACCCTGCGCGCGCGGGCGCGATTGGGCAACGTTGTGGCCTTCAACCTTGCACTGTTCACTGTAAATTCTGCAAGTGAAGGGGGGCGCAGAAACCGGGTTCGTTCTGGACCCGGTTTTGCTGACCCCATGCGCGCGCGGCCTAAATCTTCTTTGTCTGGTTGAGCCAGCGCGACATGCGTTCATCGAGTTCGCGGAGTATCTTTTCAGCCTCTGACGGATCATCCCGATTGATCAGGTGATCCATCGCTATGTGAAGGCCGCGGTGCATGTCTTTGATATCGTGTATCGCGTCAGAGTTCGCTTTTTTCACCAATTTTCAGATCCTCTCTGTGTGTCCCAAGTTGGGACAGACCGCACTAGAACGGTATGTCGCTTTCTGAAACAGGTGCGTTTTTTTTGCGCTCCCGCTCTATGAATTCTTGCGCCTGAGACTGAGCCGATTCTTCGATCACTGACGCAAGTTCGCGCCTGATCTGTGCCAAGTGATCCACAAGGTCGCGCCGCTCCTCATCACTTGACGCGTGAACGGTTTTTTCCATCAAGCGATCAAGTTTCTTCTGGATTTCGGCAACCGATGAAGGGGCAGGATACTCCTTTTCGAGCGCATAAATAATTTCGGCGCTGATCGACCGATTGTTCTCTATCGCCGTCCGCTTGATCCGATCTTTTAGGTCAACGGGAATACGCAACCCAAAAGGGGCGAGGTCACGCACAAGGCCTGTAGGTTCATCGGT